TGTCGATCTCGTTATACCAGGCATGGGTTAAGGCGTTCTGATCTATGGTGCGCTTGGGGTCATAGGGCTTAATGCTTATCTCTAATGGCTCTGAGTAGTCCAGAGAGTCTATTAGTAGCTGTGCTTGCTGGTGACTGCGCAGAATGGCCTTATTCATAAGGCCGCTTTCCACTCCGCTTTTCTTCGCTTCATAAGATCAAGATACTTTTTGTAGGCTCCTGTTTTATGCTGACTAAAGCCAAGCCCTTTGCACCAGTAATCATTACGCAATAGAGACTTGCAAACACGCCGCCAGCTTGGAACATCACGCTTCATCTCCAAGGATAAATCAGCCTCATCTGGTATTCCTTCTGGGTATCCCCTCTCCTCCCACCACTTACAAAACAGAAGAATCTTGTTTTCGTAGTGCTCCTTGGTGGAGTTGGGCATTGAGTTAAGCAGCATCAAAGCAAAGGACTTCCATGTATGACCATCAGGGCAGCTAATCTTGTTATACCCGTTCACATTGCCGTTTTCCTGAACATATAAAGCGCCACTGTTAGCGCCGTTCACCCTAGAAACAATCTTGCACCATGTTTCAGGCTCAATCAGATGGAACAGCCACAAGCCCCTACGTTGATCATCTCCGTACGGCTGACAAATGCGCTGCTGATGAATAGATAAACCAGCTTTGTGCATATAGTCGTAAAGGTGGTTATGTGACTTGCCTGGGTTTTTGGCGTGATAAATCCAAATATCTTCGGTGCGCCAGTCATATACTGGATACACGTTAAATACATTATCAGTGACCTTGGTTGTCCATTGCTTACCATCAATCATTGTCTTGCTTGTACTGGCAATGGTGCGAAACCGGTTTAATGATTCATCGGTACGAATGCCAACCATGCAGGCAGTAGATTTTCCTTGGCTGTACCACTCGCCAAATTGCGGCACAAAGTCCTCAAACTCCATACCCTTCTCAAAAAAATTAAATTCGTGATTATCTTCGTGAATAGCTTCTTTTGGCATATCCCGAATCCAATCATCCTTCTTGTCAGCATCCCAGCAAATCCACTGCGGTTCATAGACACTAACAGCGTTTCTAAGGCTAATAGGCATACAACACCAGTAAAGATCTATGCAATCCTCATATTCAGCAAAAACCCTTTCTGCATGCTCTATAGTCATCTTGTATTGACCCTCAAGATCAACAATCAAACAACCAAACTTAACACCGCGCTTTCTTGCTTCATCTGCCGCAAGGTGAATCATTACGGTTGAGTCTTTACCTGCTGAAAACGATAAATAAACACGATCAAAGTTATCAAAAGTCCACTCAATACGCTCTTGAGCAGCAATAAGTACATTTTTTCCCAGTCCGCGCTTAGGCATTGTTTTCACTCCAAAACTTTTCTTCCCATGCCGCAATAGCTCTATCAGCCGCCGCATTAGCTTTAATCTGCTGATCTTCTGTTAGGTGCGACCACGCACCTCTAACAATATCCTCTGGACAACCTAGAGCCATAGCAACCGCAGCATGACCAATCCATGCCCGCCTATTTGACTGGGTGTTACTAAGATTGTGCTCACAGGAATACTTCCATTTTTCGACAACCTTTAGCATCCACCGACCATACAACTTGTGGTCACCAGTGAACTCTATGGCTTTTTTTAGAAAGGCGGGGCGATTACTGACACTGCCCCACATATTAGCCTCTACCTCTTCCCACTTATTCCAAGGATGGTAAATGCGCTTAATCGAGCGACTCATAATCACCCTCGTAATCATCAGGCGTTAAGGTTTCAGCCTCCCACGCCTCAGAAAAGTCTTTATCTGCGAACATTTCAGCCAAGCCGGTAATTTGTGCCAAGCGCAAAACCTCGTCCTGATCCATTCCAAGCTCTTTTGCAATTTTCTTGTTGCTCCAGTTTCTTCGCTTCAAATCGAGAACAATGTCTGACATTGCCTCGACCTTATGCTTGCCGCGCGCCCTATTGTGTCGAATAGTGGCTGCAACCCGATCGTTATGCCCCTCCTGGGACTCACGAATAGCGACTACAGGCAGATAACCCTTTACTCGCTTCTGAATAATCTCAGACTCTTTGCCGACCCTGTGGCGGTGAAACCCATCAACAACCTCAATATGAGAATCGCTAGGAAAAGTTACAATTGGCTGCGTATATCCATCAGCATCAATTGAGCGCTCCAAAAGCTCCATTTCTGGCGGCGCAACAGAATTAGGGTTATAATCATTTGCCTTTACTTCTTGATTTTTAACCCAGCGAACAAAATCAACAGGCTCAGACCTAAACGGACTAACCTCGTGTATAGCTTCTCTTGACTTATTTATAGCTATGACGCGCTCTTCCTCTGGAAGCAATCGCAAAAAAGACTTTAATTCAGAAATTAACGAATCCAATTTAGGGCTATTAAAATCAGACTCAAAACACATATCTAACTGCTCTTCACTCACATTTAGCTCCTTTGCCTTGTTAAGTGTTATGCGATTATATAACAAAATATACTTATTGCAAGCACCCCAAGCAATTTCCCTCTAAATACCATTGCCACCCCTGGCACTTGTCACAATAACTCATCACTGAGTAAACGCCTTGTTAATCACTCTCTTCTTGTTAAATGCCCGTATTGACTCGCTATTTCTGTTCTTGCCGTTCAATGCCAGCATGTTCAAATAACCATCATTAAGTAACACCCTAAGATGCCTAAAAAGTGTCGTCTCAACATAATTGTGCTTTTTGGCTAGCTGCGGCAGTGACATACCATTGACGATGCCAGCCTTCAGCTTTGCAAGGTCAGACCTGACCTGCTCGCTCTTGCTATTATGACCTCCCCGCATCTTCGTTGGTTCGACTGGCCTTTTTGATTCAATCTGTAGCGCCTGAATCTTTAGCGCGTGTTGTGCTATGTTCAATTTAGCTCCTTGGTAAGTGGTTAAAAGTACAGATTTTCTATATAGCCAAACTGTGTTGTGTTTGGCCCACCCAAATATGGGCACTATTGTGTGACTCAATTCTTTCAGCAATGACCGCAGCCCTTTGGCTCGCTGTTGGAGCTGGATAAGAGCCGAACCGACTAACACTTCCACCATTGACTGCGGCATTGGTGCTGTCCGCGCTTGAAAATGGAAGGCGCGTAAAAACGTCAGGGTCTAGCATTCTAAGGCCGTGAATTTTGCATTTTGGCCTTCCTTTGGAGTCGCAAAGAACGTCCATAACCTCTGAGATTCTTGCCCACCATCCACCAGTACCAACGGTTGCCCATTGACCAGAACTTCCAAGCGCGACAATCTCAAACCTATCTGCAAGCCATTCAAGCCATTCAAGCGACTCATGAAGGTGCCAAACGGGAACCCCTTTGGCCCTAAATCCGCACCTAAGCCACCTCATAACAAGGTCTTTATTTTGCTCCTCGCTTCCATCAATCTTGTCTGGAATCAGGCACCAATCAAAAGATGGGTGCCTCGAGTATTCACAGACCCAATCAGCATAAGCGTTAAAATCAATATCGCCTTTGCCTGCCTTCCAATGAGAAAAGGCCCCGTTATCCAAAACAAAGGACTGGCAGCACTCCAAAACCGCTGGCAAATCATCAGGGCGATAAAATGAAACAAGCGCATGGCGACCGATTAAGAATCTGGCAGCGTCTTGTCGAGTTCCGCCTATTGGGGTGCCGTGGTAGTGGATCACTTAACTCTCCCAGTAGTACAATTTCACAATAAGGTGACCCCCATACCAGCCACGGTGCAATAACGGTTAAAGTTATCTAGGGGGTCGTGATTTAGTTAGGATTGCTCCCGTAGTTGTTGGGCGTACTCCCGCAAGGCACTGCGACCAGTTATTAGCTCACAATTATTGGCAGCATCCTCAATAGCCTGAGCCTTGATCTCTGCTAGGGATTGGGCTGGGGTTTTGTCTAGTAGCTCATCAATATCTCTGTTGTCTTTACAGACAGAGCAGATCTTTGGATAGCCACAGTCAGAAGGGCGCTTATGGTATTTCAGCTCACCTTCAAGATCTTCACAGTGCGCCCGCAGCTCGTCCCGCTCTTGCTCAAGCTGGGCTATGTAATCAGCAGCGTCTTGCATGGTGTCATAAGGCTCGCCGTCACAATTCTCTTGTGAAGCTAGGTCGTAGAGCTTGGTTCTAATATCCATCACTCGCCATCCAAACGCCCCCCTACAGGGACGCCTCCACGCTTTCACGGCAATACTGCTCTACCGCATTGATAAAATCACAGACCAGCTTGTGGTTGTGTACAGAGCTTTTAAGGCTGACATTCGGGTTAGAAGTGTAGTTCTTCACAATCTCACACAGAGCATTAGCGGCATCTTCTGATTCGGTGATAGCTTCCCAAGCAATGCTTTCGTGGTCGCACTTAATGTCACCCATCAACTCTTCGGTCTTTTCGTTAATCTCGTTATCAATGGCATACAGCTGATTTTGCTCTGCTTGGTATTGAGCCAGTGCCGCCAGGTTGCCATCTGTTTGTTTGCAGTAAGTCATCTGTTTAACTCCGCTTTGTTATCAATCTGAATAACATTCTACACGGATATTTTTGTATTGCAACATTGAATTTAAAGTTTTTATGTATTATTCTCTGCGGAGATCAACAGAAAGGAGCATTTAAGGTGCAAGTAAAACAACTAATAGAGATGGGGCAGAAAGGAGATATTGACTCTGTAACCGTTGCCAGCAATCCAGAAGGTTACACAGTGATAGCTAAGACTTCTTTTGCTACTGAACTGCTTAGAACTCAGCTCGGAGCGCCAAAGGTTTACAAGGATTTCAACCTGCTTTTAAAGAAGCTGAGAGAGGCGAATATTCATAAATGCGAAGTATTCAATCATTAAAAAAGGGCCGCCAGCATACCCTAAACTGACGACCCTCTGCACAACCAGCAATCCCCGACAAGGAACAACCAAGAGGTATTATACACAATGTCCGGCTGGATAAAACTTCACCGATCCTTATTGGAATGGGAGTGGTATGACGACATTAACGTCTGCCGACTATTTACCCACTTCCTGCTAAAAGCAAACCATAAAGACAAAAAATACCGTGGAACCCTAGTTCCTAGAGGCTCGCTTTTGACTGGAAGAGAGTTACTAGCTGCGGAAACAGGTCTAACACAACAACAAATTCGCACCGCACTAACTAAGCTAAAATCAACCAACGAAATAACCATCAAAACAACCAATAAAGGATCACTTGTAACCCTTGTGGCGTATGAGTCTTACCAAGACGACACCAAAAAAGTAACCAGCGAAATAACCAGCAACCCACCAAACGAGCAACCAACAAGTAACCAACAAGTAACCACTAACAAGAATGTAAAGAATGTAAGAAGTGAAGAAAATAATACTTCTACGCCTAACGGCGCAGGTGTGCCAGTGCAGAAAATCGTTGACCTGTATCACGAAGTTTTAACTGACCTTCCCGCTGTCCGACAGATTACTAGCAAGCGAAAAGCTCAGATTCAGCAAAGGTGGAAGTCATCACCCAAGCACCAGGACTTAGATTTCTGGAGAAGGTATTTTGATTTTGTTTCTCAGAGTCCGTTTCTGATGGGACAGATACCGCCAACACCTGAAAGACCAAAACCATTCAGAGCAGACTTGGAATGGCTGACCAATGAATCTAACTTCACGAAAGTGATCGAAAACAGATACCACGGATAAATACCCTATGAACATTCATTCAATCGAAGCAGAACAGGCCGTACTAGGAGCCTGTTTAAAATCTCAATCCGCTGTTGAACTAACAACCGAGAAGCTAACCCCTGATTGTTTTTTCAACGTGAACAATCGAAATATCTTCCAAGCCATTACCGATCTGGTAGCTATGGGAACCTCAGTAGATATTATTTCCATCGCTGAGAAACTGAACCAAATCTCAGGCAACGCCCAAATGCCTTACCTGTACGAACTGGCAAACGCATCAACCGGAGACTCAAACGCCAGAGCTTATATTTCGATCATCAAAGACAAATCCGACCGAAGAGCGCTAGGCGCTCTGTTAGGCTCTACAATCGACGCTTTGCTTGACCCTAGCCAACATACAGAAAAAGTAATTTCGTCGCTTGCAGCGCAACTGGGGGCGTCTCAGGGGGTGGATAAAGTTAATATCCGCACAACAAATGAAATTATGTCCTCAACCCTGACCAGAGTGAAAAACAGATTAGATTCTGACGGAAAGATTTCTGGATTACCTACAGGCTTAACGGCACTGGATGACAGATTCTTAGGGCTGGATAACGGCGACTTGATTATTGTTGCTGGTAGGCCCTCTATGGGCAAATCGGTTTTAGCGTGGCAGATCAGCATAAATACCATCATGGCGAACAAGACAGTTTTGTTTTTCTCGCTTGAAATGACCGCCGATCAGCTTATGGAAAGGGCCATTGCCAATCAGGGTCATGTCCACTTGGGCATACTGAAAAACCCCAAGGAAGCCACAGAGGATGACTGGGCAAGAATCAACATGGCTGGCGCTAAGATCAAAGATAAGCCACTGATTGTTGATGAAACGCCTGGATTGCACATCAACCAAGTATGCGCCAGAGCTAGAGCAAAGCACCGCATTAATCCCCTATCCCTTGTGGTTGTTGACCATATCCACTTGATGAACGCAGACGGGCAAAGCCGTGAACGAGAGATGGCGCATATCTCAGGCGCATTAAAGGGCTTGGCTAAAGAGCTGAACTGCCCTGTTATCGCTGTAGCTCAATTAAACCGTGGTGTAGAGCAAAGACCCTGTAAGCGTCCAATGATGTCAGATTTACGGGATTCAGGTTCTATTGAGCAAGACGCCGACAAAATTATGCTGATGTATCGCGAGGATTATTACGACAAAGACAGCATCAACCAGGGTGTTGTCGAGGTGATTACTGGCAAATATCGAGAAGGCGAAACAGGGACGGACTACCTGCAAGGATTCTTGCACCAGAGCAGATTGGCAGACCAGATTCCAGACTTTCAACCAGCTTTACCAAAGCCAGA